CAATTAGTCTATCTACATCATCTAAAAACAAAGATGTTTTAACACGTAGACCTAAAGCCCCTACTCCAAGATATTCTTCACCTGTATATGAGAACCGTGTAAATGTAGCCCTTCCTGCGCCAAGAACATTCGGTAAGATATTATTAAAATTAACCAAATCATATGAATAAACTCTCAGGTCACTATTTGCACCAAATACCGCAAACATAAATAATGTATCCTTATTTAGCCTATCAAATGCATATCCCTTCAAGGGTTTATCTGACAATACGAGTGAAAAAGTGGTTTGTGTACCTGTAGGCGTTTCCACACTAATTGTATAGTCTTCACCGACAATTAAATCATCCAACTGTATGCCCTCGAAATTGGCCTTAGTAGCGCTAGTGGGTGGTGCCAGCCCATTCAGTGGAGATGTAAAGGTTACCTTGCTCAAATATGTTCCATCACCATAATACAGATTCTGGGATATATAATTATCTGCAACATTGATCGGCTTCCGCCTATAAAAGGCTTTGAGTTGCTGCGTCTTAATATCAGGCATCTGTGTAACCAAATATATACGACCAATCATCTCACCCTTCGTCGGCAAACGAATGATAGATGTCTTTCCAAATTCCGGTTTCGTATCAAAGTCGATTCTAGTCCAATTCGTCGCATATCGACCTGCTTTGATCATAACCGTCAAAAAAGACCCTATATCCACTTGGCCTTTCGGAGGCTGTAATCGTTCATCTTGGATACCCGTTGATACAATTTTCAAAAGGCTCGCCACCATTCCACCTATTATTCTACGAGTCTTTCTTTACCTTTAATTGTCCACGCGCTTGGCGTGGATTCTACAGACCATCTTGTTGAATTCAATGATTTTCGCAGTCTGTTTGCACGGTGTCTCATCCTTGCAAACAGCCTGGCACTTATAGGCCATCGACTCGCCTCTGCGGACCTTGTTTTTCATCCACGCCTTGGAAGACTGGTCAAAGAACTCGGCAGTAAATTCGGCATTTCCTGTCGACATCTTATACAGTTCAGCGGACTAACTCGACTATCAATTTTTAGTCAGAAAACACCTTGTTGCATATACCATTCTCGAATCGCAGCCACTGGAACGCAAAGACAAAGACGTGGACTTCCCATTCTGCATCCGAGTCCTCCGTTTTGGGCGGAGGCTTCACATCCAGGGTCAGTCGCAGAGTGCTCAGACGGCTAGCATTTATGCTTCCTGTCGGATTGTGTTCACCCGGATTCCTAGCAAACGAATAGCCGTAAATGAAAGAGTCATATGCCGCCTTACCACCTCTGTGTGCTCTCGCTATATGAGATCGAAACCATGCCTCATCTTGGCTCACAACGTCCATTCCGTTGCCCTGGATTTTGGCAGATATCAGAAGCGGTTCTAGTGGTGAGAAGGTCGGGTCATAGTCCTTTTCCAAGGTGGCCGAATAATTCACCCAGTTATTGTTCAGAGTGACGGCGGCCTTTCGTCTCAGAAACCAGACGATTTCTTCCACTGGCTGATTGGCCTCGAGCGGCAATTGGACCGTAATCTTGTCATCGCCACCCTTTGTTACGAGATATTTCAGAGGCTCATTGAAATCGAATTGCTGTATTTCGCGGAACGGCCGTTCAAAGGCCTGCCGTAGTAGCATTTCACGATACGGCCCATCGACGAAGACGCCCTGTGTTAAGAGTTGGATTTGGCGCATGGCGGGCACTGTCTCTATAGCGGGCACATCGATGGCAATCTTACCACGCTTCGGAAACCGGCAGTCATTGAGCCGGTAAGTAATTCCAATCGGAGTGTCTGTTGGACAGGTCCTGGAGCCCGATACAGATCGAACAACTTGGTCAAACCGCTTGAAGGTCACCCTCACTCTCATCGTGCCCGTTCTACAGGAAATCAGCGGGAATGTCGCCGTCAAGCGCTCCCTCATCATAGAAAAACAAAGTGGCATCGTTATCCACATATCGTCGGTGGGTATAGAAGTGTTACCAGACCACGCTTTCAGTTCATCCGTTGACAAGCGCCCTAATACATCTGATGCGCCTACTTGACTGTTGAGATCCGGAAAGAGTAGGCTGACGACATTGCAGGCGTCGCCGGTAATCTTCTCTACGACCTGGTCATCGACTTCCAAGGTCGCATAGTCCAAGAGAGTAGTGCCCAGAGAGTTGGAATATGTCCACGCATCTGCACTGTCTGCATATTCGTATTGGCCTATGCGCAAGCGCTCACGGGCAATCGCAGGCAACCAGTCTCCGAGTCTCACCTGGATACACAGGTTCTGAAGAATGTCGCCACTCGCATTGTGATCTAACTCACATAAAAAGGTCTGTCCAAAATCTGCAGGACCCTTGAAGGTGAACTCTCGGAAGACCGTAGACATCGGTATCGTCCTTGCGACTTCATCGCGCGTAAACCTCGTTATATTCGCAGTCAACGGAAACAAGTCAGTGTCCTGATCATCACGGGTTACGAGATCTATTAATGTCGTAGCCTGTCCTCTCGGTTGTTTTGTGCCATATCCATTCTTGGTGTTTATATCCATCTACTTAGTTCCCGTGCTTCCGAATCCACCCTCGCCACGCACAGTCGTCGATAGAGAATTCACGTAGACAACTTCCCGAATGCAACCCATATCCGGTGCCACAATCTGAAAGAGCCTTGTGCCAGCCTCCAGAGAACAGCGAGGACCATTTTCACCCACGGAAAGAAGAGGTGCCATGAGTTGCCCGCGATAGGAGCGGTCAATGACTCCACGACCATTCGCCATCATGTAGTTGTATTTGAAGATGGATGAGCGGGGCTCTAGGCTGAAATGACAGTCCTCCTCTGAACCATCCTCTAAAATCCGGACCATGCGAGCCTTCACACCAAGAGGCACTAGGGTGGCATTTGGCAGATATGACTGAGGAGTCACAACCTTCAGATCATAGCCGGCGTTATCACCGGATAGAGCCTCTCGAAGTCCAGTCGCGGGATAATAGGCTGTCGCCTCATCTAAGACAAGCAGTTCCAGGCGATACGATGGGCTGGGCATACTGGTAAATCGTGCGAACCCTTTACACCGGCATGCACATCAAAAATTGATGCCAGCCTGCGCATGCAGTTAAGCATACTCAAGAGAATGTCTAACTACTACGATCGCCTTCAGTCTGCGGATCCGAATTGCTGCCGTCGCAAGGGCTCTGTCCAGCCCGAAATTGTTGCCATCGAAAACACTGGTCTGGCCGTCATGTTTCTCCTCTTGAGTTGGTGCATGGCTTTCATGGACTACCATTCTACCGCTGCGATTCTCCGGCTTTTCACCCTCTATATGGGCGTTAGCACTATCGGCTACATTTGTCTCATGGTCACTTACAGTGGCCCGCGCCACTTGAACGAGCCGCCTGATGATACGAGCAGCGAGAGCCTTTCGAGCACTCAGAGCACATCTGAGGAAGAGACGGATACAGATGACGAAATGCCGCCACTGGTGCCCTTAGAATATAATGACGATATGCCGCCGCTTGTGCCTCTGAATCAGAATGAGATCCGCCTGTTGCGTAGCCAAACAAATAATAGCGTTCTCAGGCAACTCCAGCAGGTCGTTGACGAGACAAATAACCGGAATAATATGCGCGTAACGCGCAGGGCCTCTGCTGCTGCAGCGGCAGAAGGGCGCGCACTGCACTAGTTCCCGTATACTAAGGTGCCCCGCTGGTCATCCACCTTATAAACGCCCCAGCCAATCGTCGTAGCCCTCATACACACTCTTTTTTTACCGAGAGATGTGGCCAAGGTGTCCTGCAAACTCAGCCACAGCGTCGGTCTATCCGCCACGGAAAAATTCAGTGTCCCCGACGGCTTCCTTCTTTCCGGTGCCCTATACCCATATCCAGGGCCATATGTGAAAGATATCCAACTCAGCGGTATACCTGGGCACTTCTCCGACTTTGTCAATGGCGACAGGCCCCGCCACACGTCTGGTCCCCACTCGGACTCGCGCTCTTTTGCCGCCACTAGAAACTTCATGCTGCTGTAATAGTCCCCGTCTGGATTTGCCACATTTGTAAGAGGGTTTGCCAAATTCCACAACTGATTGCGTTCTATGCAATAATCTGATTGAAACATTACCAAAATGCCCTCTGCTGGATGGCGACCGTCTATGCGTTTCGTCACATAGGAGTTTACACCCTTCTCCAGAGGGATATATTCGCTAGGATCCAAACTCAACACATTCTCGAATGGCCGTATAAATGGTATCTGATTCTTCATCCGCTTCAGTTGTTCTTGAACATCCTGTCGCACATAACGCTGCGTTGTCTCCAAGGACACGAGCGGCCTCCCCATTTCCTCTCTCGTAAAGGGTTGAAAGGGGGTTCGGAGCCCATTTCGGTTGATGACGGCAAGATCCTTCCTGTTCCACGGAGCAGGCTTCACCGCCCCGTCGGAACTTTCTACCAGATCTTCCAGACGTCGAAGTTTGGCCTTAATACGATATTTCTGTCCCGGAAGTGCAACGAATGGTAGACCACCGTCTTCCGGATGACTACAGCCAATAAGAGGTAAGCGCAGTGTAAGACGCCCAGGAGTCGCATTTCGCTGGATATCGATGGCCGCACCCGCATGAGACCCGAACTCCTTTAAGGCCAGAGTCTCCTGGCTAAGTGACCCTTGCAAGTGAGTCCAGCCATACAAGAAGTCACCCGAGAATTCCTGCAAAAGGATCTGATCCTGGAAAAACTGGACCTTCTCGAAAAGAAAGGCGCCTACACCCATGGTATACCCATAGCGCACCCCAGACGCATCAGCAACCACATTCTTGGAGTTCAAGGGCGCAATAGAAATCGGCAGCCATGTCGGCAAGTCTACCTTGAATGCAGCCGAGATCAAGACATCCCCGAATACATCCAACTCCCATTCGACACTTCGCCCGAAATCGACCATATTCAGAGGCTGTGTGAGCCTCGTCTCGTCCAAGGTCGCCGGCCACGTGGTCATCTTATAGGAAAACGGGACAATCGCCGTTTTCTCCGAACTCATGAAATATTTGTCTTTTTGTCCCCTGGCCACCAACTCGAATAGTGCACCTTCCGACGACGTGTTCGGACGATCCATCTATTCTAGACTCACTAGTAAAAATGAACTCTTGGCGCGCACATATATAGAATAGATGCCACTCGTAATCGTAGAATCTCCAGCCAAATGCGGTAAGATACAAGGCTTCCTGGGAGCGGCCTATCGCGTCATAGCCTCGATGGGGCACATTCGCGCCCTTGTCCAAGACATCGATTCTGTAGGAATCTCGCGGAATTTCGAGCCGACCTACGAATTCATGAAGGAAAAGGCTAAGGCCATTGCGCAAATAAAGGCCGCAGCGAAAGATGCAGACCAGATTATCCTGTGTTCCGATGATGACCGAGAAGGTGAGGCTATCGCATTCAGCATTGCTATCCTTCTCAAACTCGATCCCCGGAAAAACCCCCGTGTGACATTCCGAGAAATCACTCGAAATGCCGTATTACATGCCATCGCCAATCCACGCACCATCGACATGAACAAGGTGCAATCGCAACAGGCGAGAGCGATGCTCGATATGATGGTCGGGTTCACGATTTCTCCACTCCTCTGGAAACACGTAGGGGGGTCCCTTGCCCTCTCGGCTGGACGTTGTCAGACACCTGCCCTCCGTCTCGTTTGTGAGCGAGAACAGGTCATTACAGGCTTCAAATCGGATATCTCATGGCTAATACAGGGCACAAGGACAGGCGCTGAGGGTATTCAGGGCGCTACATGGCCGGCAATCATGCAAGATGTTCTATCTGACGAAGAGTCTGCACTGAACTATCTGGAAAATCACGCCACCGAATTCACTGCGAAGATCCGATCTGCGACGACAAAGGCGTGGACAGAGAGCCCCCCGCAGCCCCTGATGACGAGCACACTACAGCAGCAGGCGAGCAATCTATATCACTGTGCCCCAAAGAGGACAATGCAGATTGCGCAGAAGTTATATGAGGCTGGTCACATCACATATATGAGAACGGACCAGACGACCATGAGTGAGGAGGCAGTAGAGGAAGCCAGACGAGTCGTGGAGGCCAAGTGGGGGAGGGAGTATCTGGCCTCCGGCAAGACTGGAGTTACGAAAGGTGGCAAGGCCACGCAGGCCAATCAACCCGTGCAGGCTCAGGAAGCCCATGAGGCAATTCGGCCCACGCATTTCGATGTGAGTAAATTGCCGGAAGCAGAAGACTGGGGGACTCAAGACCACAAGATCTACCGCCTCATCTGGCTGAGGGCGATACAGTCGACCATGGCCCAGGCAAAGGGTGAGACCCGGGAAGTTGTGTTTGACGCCGAGGGCGATGAGGGCGAGTTGCCTTGGCTGGCCAAGTGGCGGCGAACCGTGTTCCCGGGATGGAAGGCAGCCGACG